GACTTCATTGCTGATACCACATATTCTGGCTATTCAGAGTTCAACACGAACTATATGCGTATTGTTGATATTTCTGAAGAGCAGGATTTCACAATTGAAGTTGGTGGAGCACAAGACATGACTTTTCGCCGACACTTTCTTCCCGCAACTGATTCTGAGACTGAAATGTTGTCTACCACCAGGTATACAAGTGTAGGTGATGTTGGAAAGTCAAACGGTGTTCTAGGAGTTATTGTACTAAATTCACTAGCTGTACCCAACGATGAGACTAACAATGATATTAAAATCAATGTTTTCATATCGGCTGGAGACGACTTTGAAGTCGCAGCACCAGATGATTATTTTCAACGTTTCACATTGATGCCGCAGAGTGGTATACTTGATGCACAGTCTGGTGAAATGAATCCCAATTCCGTGCCAGTTGACGAGACAAGCGCTCCTGAGCATACTACATCAGAAGTAGTTGGACTACCGCCGAAGAAAGATACGAATGTAAATGATGTTTTCTTTGGCGAGGCGATTTCATCTTTCCGTACTATTGCAAAGCGATTCAATATGTGGAGTAATATTCCAAAGACGAGTGTTGATGCCTGTATAAATGCAGGACGATACAACATGTATCCGTATTTTAGGGGATACTTCACTGATGGCGTCGATTTAGATGTAAACGCTGACAAGTACAATTATTGCAACACTATTTTCCTTCATTGGTTGATGTGGGGTTTTAGTGGCTATCGTGGTTCTGTGAGATACAAATTGTTGCCTATGGGTAGTGTGATGTTACGTGACAGAGTTGATGTTGAAAGAGTCACTCCGTATTACGATACCATAGCCTATGGGACCAATGTGTCTATCCAGCAACTCGAAGCTACTGAAACTATTGCACGTTACAACTTTGTTGGAAAGTATGTGGGAACAGATTTAGATTTGGATCGACATTTGACTGGAACAAAAGGCGAAGCATAGCAACTACGTACGTTAATGGTTGTCTAGAGTTTGAGGTTCCATATTATAGTCAATATCGTTTTGTTCCTGGTAAATGGAAGAATCTGACTAGTGATATATTGCATCGGGGAGCTTGGGACTACCGAGCTTATTTTGGTGAAGACGGTTTCAAATCACATAACGCGCATTGGGTTGTTTATGCAGCGGCTGGTGAGGACTTCCAGACTTATATGTTTACTGGATGTCCGCTATTGAGATATGAACCGACACCACCATCACCTTATATACCACCACCATAGCTTGCCCAGTTCTTTTTGGGCTTTGGGGACAGACACCCCTAACTAACTAAATGTA